GCAACTGAAAACGCTCGAGCTGCGCGGCGTGCTCGCGCCGGCGGAAACCGACCGGTTCACGCTCGCCGAGCAAAACCTCCTTTTGTACGACGGAATCGCGACGTGGACGGCCGACCAAGCCGGAACCGTTCGACTCGGTCGCGTGATCACGACCTATCAACTCGGGACCACGGGACAACCCGACCCGACGTTCCTCGATCTCACGACGCTGACGACGTTGTCTTACCTCAAGTTCGACACCGTCGCGCGTTTCGGTCCCTACGCACGACACAAGCTCGCGCCGGATGGAACCAACTTCGGCGCCGGCCAAAAGGTGATGACGCCGAGTCTCGGAAAGGCTGTGTTCGTGAACGCCTTCCAAGATTGGGAACAACTCGGCCTCGTGACGAATTTCGACCAATTCCGCGACGACCTCGTCGCCGAGATCAACACGCAGGATCCGAACCGACTCGACCTTTTGTTGAGTCCGAACCTGATCAATTCGCTGATCGTCGCCGGCGTCCGAATGGCGTTCATCCTCTAACCTCACGAACCCGGACTCGACCTTATGGCCTCAACCTCTCGTCGCGGCGGAACTATCTCGCTGACCACGAACGGCGTTCGTCGCGACGCCAAGGGCGACTTTTCCTACAACCTCGGCCTTCCCAAACGCGAGGCGATCGTCGGCGTCGACGGGACGCACGGTTACAAAGAAACTCCGCAAGTCGCATTCATCGAAGGCGAGATCACCGACCGCGGCGACCTTGACCTCGCGGCGCTCCTGCTCGCGGAAGATCAAACCGTAACGCTCGCGCTCGCGAACGGGAAAACGATCGTTCTCCGCTCGGCGTGGCACGCCGGCGAAGGGACCGGCAACACCGGCGAGGGCAACATCGCCGTTCGATTCGAAGGCCTTTCTGCAAAAGAGGTTTCCTGAAAATGGCGACGTCCCCCGTCGATCAACCGCAAGTCATCGAGCTCCAAAAACCGATCGTTTGGGACAACGCGACGATTTCGCGCCTGACGGTCCAACCGCCGACCGCAAACGAGTTTTGGTCGTTCAACCTCCCCGCGCAGAAGGAAGGCGCGAAAATGCCGGCCGGCGAACTGCTTGCAATCGGCGCGAAGTGTTGCGGGCTCCCGGAGGCGGCAATCCGCAAGCTGTCGCTTCACGACGCCTTCGCGTTGATCGGAGTCGTCACCGGTTTTTTGTAGCGTTCCCGGCGAACTGGGATCTCGCGCTCGCGTCGCTCGCGGCCGCGTTTGGCTGGTCTCCCCGGGAACTGCGCGAGCTCACCGCGGCCGAAATCATTTGGTGGATCGACCGCGCGGAAGAGATCGGCGCGCTCGGCAAAGGTAGGCTCTAACTATGGCCGGCGCCGTCAAACTCCCGCTCTCCGTCATCCTCGCGGCGGTCGACAAGTTCTCGGCGCCGCTGGGGAAGATCGCGACGAAGCTCGACGGTTTCGCGGCGAAGGCCGGGAAGATCGGAAAGGCAATGTCGGTCGGCGTGACGGCGCCGACGGTTGCGTTCCTCGGCCTCGCGGTCAAAACCGGCGCCGAGCTCGATCGCGCAATGGGCCAAGTGTCGGCGGCGACCGGTCTCGCGCGCGAGGAATTGACCGAGGTCCGAAAGCTCTCGGAGAAGCTCGGCGAAACGCCTCCGTTCTCCGCGGCCGCGGTCGCCGGCGCCGCGGCGATGCTCGCGAAGGAAGGCAAAAGCGCCGTCGAGATCGTCTCGCTTCTCCCCAACGTCGCGAACCTCGCGGCGGCGGGCGGGATCGAGCTCGCGCAATCGGTCGAAATCGTCACCGACTCGCTCGACGCCTTCAACCTCGACGCTTCGAAGTCGATCGGCGTCGTCGACCGGCTCGCGGCTGCGGGATCGAAGGCCGGCGGACTGCAAAACCTAGTCGCCACGCTCGACGCCGTGGCGCCGGGCGCGGCCGCGAGCGCGCAAGGGTTCGAGGACACGCTTACCGCAATCGTCGCGCTGAACGCGGCCGGAGCCGAAGGCGGCAAGGCGGCGGCGGCGTACAACGCCGCGCTTTCGCGTTTGGCCGAGGGTTCGTCGGCGACGCGCGACAAACTCGCCGAGCTCGGCCTCGGCCAATCGGACGTTCTGACGGACGCCGGGAAACTCCGGCCGCTCGTCGACATCCTCGGCACGATCGCCGACCGCGGCGCGACCGCCGGCGACTTTATCGATCTGTTCGGCGCCAAGGCCGGGCCCGCGCTCGCGGCCGCGAGCGCGAAGGGCTCGGCCGGTCTGCGGTCGATGCGCGAGGAGCTCGACCAAACGGGCGGCGAGGCGGCGCGGCGCGCGGCGCTCGCCACCGGCGGCGCCGGTTTCGCGTTCGAACGTCTCGCGAGTTCCGTCGAGAAACTCCAACTCGCGATCGCGAGTTCCGGTTTGCTCGAATGGGTCGCAAACGTCGTCGACAAATTCGCCGGCTGGATTTCCGTTGTCGCCGAAACGAACCCGGGACTTCTCCAGTTTGTGACGATCGTTGCGGCCGCGGCCGCGACCATCGGTCCGGTCGTTCTGATCCTCGGACAACTCGCCGGCGCTGTCTCGTCGATGGTCGGACTTTGGAAGCTGTTCACCGCGGCGCAATGGGCGGCAAATATCGCCATGAACGCGAACCCGATTGGGCTGGTCGTGCTCGGCGTCGCGGCGCTTATCGGCGTGATTTATCTCCTGTGGAAACACTGGGACAAGGTGTTTGGCTTCCTTCGCGCAACGTGGGAGCTGTTCACGCTCCCGGTTCGAACGTTCATCGGCTGGATTTTGGACGCCTTCCCCGCAATCGACGCGCTGATCCCCGATTGGATCCGCGGAATAATCAAGGGGAAGACGTTTCAAACGCCGGGCTCCGGTCCCGCGATTGAGACCGGGAAACTCGCCGCGGCCGCAAGCGCCGGCGCCGGTCAAAAGGCCGAGTCGCGCGTCGCGGTCGATTTCGAAAACGTGCCTCGCGGCGTGTCGATCAAAGAACAACGCGGCGGAACCGCGCCGCTCGACCTGAGCGTCGGGCCCGCGATGGCGGGAGGTTAGTCGCATGGGATGGCGGGAAGAACTGCTCGACGCTTCGATTGGCGGCGTTCCGTTCAAGTTCGCCGACGTCGACGTCGGCGGCGGGCGGTTGTCTGTGCGACACGAGTTCGCCGGCTCCAAAACGCGGCCGTGGCGCGAGGATCTCGGACCCTCGACCGAGTCGTTTACGATCTCGGCCTACGTCCTCGGCAAAGACTACGTCGAGCAACGCGACCGCGTGTTCGCGGCGTGCCTCCGACCCGGTCAATCGGTCCGGCTCGTTCTGCCGACGTGGGCTCCGCGTTACGTCGCGGTCGAGCGGGTTCGGATTCGCGAGTCGTCCGAAGAGGGCGGGTTTGCGGCGTTCTCGATCGAGTGTGACGTCGTCGACGATCAAGTCTCGCTCTCGAAATCCGTCAAGCCGACCCAGGAGACCGAGATCAAGGCCGCGGCCGTCGAGACGCAAGCCGAGTCGAGCGCGCTCGAGAACCTCGAGCTCGACGCTGTTCCCGACCACGTCCGCGAGGGCGCGGCCGAAAGTCTGCGCACGGTCGGGCGCGCGCTGCTCGAGCTGGACTTCACGGCCGGGCCCTTGGCGCTCGTCGGCGAGGTTTCGCTCGAGGCGCAACGGTTGATCGCCGACGCGAGCGCGCTCGCGACCGCTCCGGCCGATCTCGTCTCGTCGACGATCCGGGCCGTCGAGGGCGTGCTCGGCGCCGTCGGGAACGCGGCCGGCGCGCTCGAGGCCTACCGCGTGCTGTTCGAGCTCGAAATTCCGGCGATCGGCGGGAACTCGCTCTCCGGCCTTCAACGCGACCGCAACGCCGGCGCCGTGCTCTCGCTCGTGCGGCAATTCGCGATCGCCGGATTTGCTCGCGCCGCGATCGCGAACGTTTGGGACTCGCGCGCCGACGCCGAGCGCGCGCGGCTGCTCGCTTTCGACGCGATCGACCGCGAGGCCGAGATCGCCGACGACGAGGCCTATTCCGCGCTCGTGCAACTGCGCTCGTCGCTCGCCGGCGCGTTGCCTCCCGACGACGAGGATCTCCCCGACTTGGTCGCGCTGCGGATGGTCGGCGACACGACAACGCTCGCGCTCGCTTACCGGCTGTTCGACGACGCCTCACGCGACGACGAGATCCGATCTCGAAACCGGCTCCGCAATCCCGCGCGCATCGGCGCCGGCGTTGTGCTCGAGGTCCTCTCGAAATGACGACGGCCGTTCAACCGTCGGGGATCGTCACCGAGGAGATTTCCGTCGAGCTCGACGGCGTGACGTATCGGAATTGGAAGTCGGTTCGGATCGCGCGCGAGCTCCAATCGGCGAGCGGTTCGTTCGAGTTCTCGGCCTCGATCTCTCACCCTTGGCCGGCGAAAACCGGCGCCGATGTTCGAGTGTTCCTCGGGAAGTCGCTCGCGGCGGTCGGGTTCGTCGACGATCTCTCCGTGAAGCTCGGCGCCGACTCCCACACGATTTCCGTCGTCGGTCGCGACAAAACGGCCGATCTCGTCGACTGTTCGGTTCCGCCGAACCTCGGCCAACTGTCGTCGTTTTTCCTCGACGAAATCGCGACGTTGATCGCCGAACCCTACGGCGTCGAACTCGAGGTTCTCGAAACCGGGCCGATCTTCCCAACCTACGTCGCGAACCAAGGCGATTCCGCTTGGACGGCGATCGAACGCGCTTGTCGGCTGCGCGGGAAGCTCGCGCACGTCACCCCGACCGGAAAGCTCCGGATCGGTCGCGTCGGTCAAACGCGCGCCGACGGATCGATCCGCGAGGGCGAGGCCGAGCTCGAACTCCGTTGGACGAACGCGGACCGGTTTCGGTTCTACACCGTGCACGGTCAAGGGAAGGGGAGCGACGACGGTTGGGGAGATAGTGTCGCGGCCGTCCGCGCCGAGTCCCGCGATTCCGGAATTGTGCGGCCGCGGCGCCTCGTCGTGATCGCCGAGAGCGCGGTCGACACGGCGACGGCGCAAGAGCGGGCGGATTGGGAACGGACGGTTCGAATCGCGCGCTCGGCATCGATCACGGCGACGGTTCGCGGTTGGCGCCAAAAGTTCGGCGGGCGGTTGTGGGAGCTCAACGAATTGGTTTCGGTCTCGGTTCCGCGTTGGCGGTTCGCGGCCGAGCTGCTCGTCGACGGGCTCGAGTTCACGCGCGACGAGTCCGGAACGAAAACGACGCTCCGGCTCGTGCGACCCTCGAGCTATCTGCGGGAACCGGACACGACGAAACCCGACCCGTTCGACACTTGGGCCGACGATGGACGCTCGACAACGCCGGACGACGTCGAGGAGGATCTCTAGGCGTGAACACTGCGGAATGGCTTCGACGCGCGTTGGCGCCGGCGTTCGCGCGGATCCGCGCGCTCGCCTCTCGCGGCGTCGTGCGACTCTCGAACGACAACCGGCGCGCGCAGACGTTGCAAGTCGGCGCGATGGCCGGCGAGACGCTCGACCCGGTCGAGCGGTTCGCGGAGTTCGGGTTCGTGTCGCGTCCTCCCAAGGGCGCCGAGGTCGTGTTTCTCTGCCTCGGCGGCGACCGGTCGCACGCGATCGCGATTGCGACGGAGTTCCGCGAGGCGCGTCCGCAAGGGCTCGCCGAGGGCGAAGCCGGTCTCTACGCGACGTCGGGCTCGACCGTGGTTGCGCGGATCACGCTCCGCGCGGACGGAACCGTCGAGATCACGGCGCCGACCGTTACGATTTCGGGCGACCTCGAGGTCTCCGGCGAGATTTCGGACGTCGCCGGCGCGCTCCAGGAAATGCGCGACGTGTTCAACGCACACACACACACGCACGGGCCCGGGCCCGGAACGACCGCGGCGCCGGCAACTCCAATGGCCTGACGATGGACGTCCTCTTAGAAATCACGGAAGACGGGCCCGACCTCGTGATCGAGGCCGGCGATCTCAAACTCGACGCCGGACTTTCTTCGGCCGTGTTGCTCTCGATTCTGTGCGACCGGCGCGCCGGCAACGACGACGGGTTACCGGCCGACGAGGACCCGCGCGGCTGGCCTTTGGAGACTCCGGGCGACCGTTGGGGCTCGCGGTTTTGGTTGACCGACCGCGCGAAAATGTTGGAGACGACGACGCTCGCGCTCGCTCGAGCGGCGATCGAGGAAGGGCTCCGTTGGCTCATCGACGACGACATCGCGGAAAAAATCGTCGTGCGCGCGGAGCTCTCCGAACCCGAACGGCTGTTCATCGAACTGGACGTCGTCCGCGGGCGCGCGCGGCGTTGGCCGACGGTTTGGCAAGGGCTGGTCACCGGCGCAGTTACTCGCGAGGTCGACGGGACCGAGTTCCGGATTCTGTTCCGCTGACGGCGGCGGCGCGACTTTACGGGTAGCGTCAACCCGTCGTGTTCCGGTTCTGCGGGCGCGTTTGAGGCGCGCGAGTTCGAATTGTCGGCACTCTATGCAACGTGGCGCGGGCGCCGTCGCCGAGGCCGTTTTTTGGTACGGAATGCCCTTTTCCCCGTCTCGTTTGAGGCCTCGAAACGGACACCGTCTATAGGATTCGCAATAAAGCTCGGCGAAACTTCCGGTTTTGTATTGACCGAACGGAGCGCCGCGCCGATAGTTCTCCTGTCGACGCGAGGAGCGCCGAACCGCGCGGCCCGGACGGCCGCGAGACCGAACGAGGAGTTCGAGCAATGTCCGAGAACGAACGTCGCGCCGCTGATCTTGCGAAACGGTTTCCGGTCGGGTCGCGGGTCCGGCTGATCAAAGACCGCGAAATCGGAAACGGTTTTTCGAAGGTCCCCTCCGGCACGCTCGGAACCGTGGTTTCGATCTCTGCCGAACTCGGAACGCTCGGCGTTCGGCCGGATGTCGACTTCGCGTTTCTTGCGGAATGGTCGTTTGTGGTCGAGTTCGATTTCGGCGAGCAATACGACGACGACAAAATCGACGAGTGTCTCGCGGCGGAAACTTTCGCCGTGTTCGTCGACGGCGAGCGGATCGACGCTCGCGTGAGCGACTTCGAAGTCGAGACCAACGTCGACCGTTGTCCGACTTGCGGCGCCGAGACGTTTTTCGACGAGTCGAGCGACGACGGCGAATGCCTCGGTTGCACGATCAAACGCTACGGGCACGTTCTCGCGCCGTGTCTCGACTGCGGTTGCGGCGTTCAATGCACGGACGCGGCGCAAATCAACGGCGCGGTTTGCACGGGCTGCGCGGGAGTCGTCCAATGAAGATCACCGCACCGATTTTCTTGGCGTGTTTCAAAACCGGCGGCGGAACGTTCGAGATCCTCGGCGCGTTCACCGACCCGGCAAGCGCGCGGCGATCGCTCCCGGAGTGTAAAGAGACCGGACAGTATTTCGTGCGCGAGGCCGTCGGCGAGGTTCCGGCCGAGCACGTCGCGCGAGTTCGAAAGGCGTGGAACGACCGCACCACGCCGGACGCCGCGCTACTGATTCGCGAGTACGACGGACCGCCGAAGGGCTATTTTTTCGGGCGAGTCGAGGCGTGGGCCGAAAACCTCGTGACCGAGAAACACGGGCCCGAACGTCCGATCGAACCCGGCGAGGTTCGGTTTCTCGAGGACTGCCTCCGGACACAATCGAACGCGATTTTGTCGCTTCACGGAACGGCGTCGCATTGGCTCGGCATTCCTCTCGAATCGTGGTATCGGCTGCGGGCGTGGCTCCGTCGAGAGGCGCTGAGTCAACGCCGGGAATTAAGTCCCGAAACGGATCTCGTCGACATCATCGAACGCAAAATCGAACTCGCCGAAAAGGGGCGCTCCGATGCGTAGACACTTCGCGCTGAGTGTGTCGGGCGCTCTCAAAAACTGCTCGTTCGAAGGGTTCACCGACGAATTCGGGCGCGCGTTGTCGGCGTCCGACGTCAAGGCCGAGCTCGAGCGGCTCCACGCTGACGGCGTCAAACTTCTGCCGATGGGCGGTTGCGACAACTTCGACCCGGAGACCGGTTGTCGAGGACACGAAACGCCGAAGGGAGCTCCGGCGCCGTGAACACCGAACAACTCGAAACCGGCGCGCGCGAGTTCTCGGCGCCTCCGTCCGTCGACGCGAAGGCGTGGACTCTGCTCTATGCGAGCGCGCTCGTCGTCGCCGGCTGCTACAAGTTCACGCGCAACTCGGAGTCGATCGACACATGGCTCGAGGAGGACTGCCTTTCGGCGGGAATGAACGTCCAAGAGGCCGTCGCGCTTTCGATTGCGCGCGACCGCGGATCGTTCACGTTCGAGCGTTTCGCGCGCGCGGCAATCCTCGTGTTCGAGGCGTCGATCGAGTCCGAGACCGGTTCGGATGGTCGCGCTCTCCGCGGTTGTCGAACTCGCCGGGAACGTCTCAAAAGTCACGTCTCCGCGTTGCGCGAGGCGCTCGCCAAGTCCGCTCAAACCGCAACCGCTGGCAAGTCCGGCGCCGGAGGCTGAAATTGTGGCTTTACGTGCTCTCTCACTCTGCGCCGGAATCGGAGGACTCGACGCCGGACTTCGAAACGCTCGAGCTGCTCGAACGGTCTGTTACGTGGAAAGGGAAGTCTCTGCGGCCGCGCGCTTGGCGCACCGTATGGGCGACGGTTCCTTGGATGCGGCTCCTCTCTGGTCTGATCTTAAAACGTTCGACGCCGGAGAATGGCGAGGACGGGTCGACCTGGTTTTCGGGGGTTACCCTTGCCAACCGTTCTCGGTCGCCGGCAAGCAACTCGGCGCGCGAGACCCTCGGCACCTGTGGCCGGAGTTCGTCCGGATCCTCCGACACTCCGACGCTCCCGTCCTGTTCATCGAAAACGTTCGAGGACACTTGCGCGTCGGTTTTGACGAAGTCCTCGCCGACCTTGCCTCGCTCGGGTTCGATGCGGAATGGGACATTTTCGCCGCGCGCGACGTCGGCGCGCCGCACAAGCGCGAGCGGCTGTTCGCTTTGGCCTACCGCGGTCGTGACGGACGCGAACTCGTCCGGTCGACACTCGACGACGACGGGACGTTCGCACGCGGGAACGAGTCTCACGGATGCGGCGAGGGCTTGGCCGACGCCGACGGCCTCGAGGTCGAACAACTTTCCCGGCGGGAGCGGCGGCGTTGGGTTGGGCCCGATGGCGAGACTTTGGCCGACTCCGGACGCGGGAGTGTTCAACGACGCGGAGACGCCGGAGAGTTTCGAGCGCCGGCGCCAAGGGATGATCGCGAAGGGCTACAACGGGAACGGAGCGGGCGAAACCCTGGCGATCGCGGCGAAGAATTGGCCGACGCCGACGGCGGCGGACGATCACCGAACGGGATCGATGGGAGCGGCGGGCAATCCGAGTCTTCCGGCTCGAGCGCGGCAATGGGGAACGCCGACGGCGCACGATGGAGCTCGGCCGGGACTCGACACACGCTCGAGTCGAGCGTTCAACTTGTCGAAGGATGTCGCGTTGTGGCCGACTCCGCTCGCCGGGAAATCCGGTCCGGAGAGCGCGGAGAGGAAAAAGGAACTCGGCCGGGATGGCGGCGGGAATCTGCAATCGGCGGCGAACTCCTGGTCGACCTCGGATTTCCTCCCGGACCCGACGACTCCGAAGGCTGGCGACGATGGGTTTCCGCCGGCGGTCCTCAACCCGTCGTTTGTGGAGGCGCTTATGGGGTTTCCGATCGGCTGGACCGACTTAGGGCCCTTGGGAATGCCGTCGTCCCGGCGGTCGCGGCGCTTGCGTGGCGCGAACTCGCAACTCGAGTTCTGGAAATAGAAGAGGCGGCGCCGTGACACGTTTCGAGATTGTCGACGGCGACTGTCGCCGCGTGCTCCGCTCGGTCGCTCCGCGCTCCGTCCGCTGTTGCGTGACGTCTCCCCCGTATTGGAATCTCCGCGACTACGGCGACGACGGGCAACTCGGACACGAAACCACGCTTTCGGCCTACGTCGAGGCCCTCGTCGACGTGCTCGCGTCGGTCTATGACGCGCTCGCCGACGACGGAACGCTTTGGTTGAACCTCGGCGACTGCTACTCGACGCAACCTCCCGGCTCGCGCGAGCGTTCCGGCTCGAGGCTGATCACGCGACAAAACCGAGTTTCGGCGGTTCGCCGCGGCAAGTTCGAAGGCCTCGAGCGCCGGCAACTCTGCGGCGTTCCGTGGCGCGTCGCGTTCGCGCTGCAAGAGTTCGGTTGGATCCTCCGTTCGGACATCATTTGGGCGAAGCGCAACCCGATGCCGGAGAGCGTTCGCAACCGTCCGACGCGCGCGCACGAGTTCCTGTTCCTGTTCGCCAAGTCGCCGACATACCTCTACAACTTCGACGCGATCGCCGAGCCGGCGACCGGGCGCGCGCCGGGAAACGTTGCGCCGCACAAATACACCGCGGAGACCGAGGCCGACCCGGTCCGGTTGCGGCGCGCCGCTGGCCTCGAGCGAATCCGGGAAGGCTACGAAACGCGAAACCGGCGTTCGGTTTGGTCGATCGCGAGCGAACCCTACGCGGGCGCGCACTTCGCGACGTGTCCAACGGCGCTCGTCGAACCCTGCATCCTCGCCGGCTCGAACCCCGGCGATCTGGTTCTCGACCCGTTCGCCGGCGCCGGAACGATTGGGCTCGTCGCTCGCCGGCTCGGCCGTTCGTTTTTGGGAATCGAGCTCAACCCGAAGTTTGCGACGCTCGCTCGCCGGCGTTGTGACCGTCTGCAGCTGGAACTCGTCGCGCAACCCGGAGGTTTGGAACCGTGAGGCAACGAACACTTTTCGACCCCCTCGACCCGCTCGAGGAATCTTGGCGCAAGTTCCACACGGCGCACCCGGATGTTTGGCGGCTGTTCTCGCGCTTCGCATTTGAGGCGATCCGCGCCTCGCGGCTCGACGGCGCCGAGCTCCGGATCGGCGCGCGGATGATTTGGGAACGGATGCGTTGGGAAACAACCGTCGTCGAAGGCGCGCGGCCGTTCCGGTTGAACGACCACCACGTGCCCTACTATGCGCGGCTGTTCCACGCCGAAAACCCGCATTTCGGAACCGTGTTCGAGATCCGCAACCAACGCTCGAAAGTCTCGTCGTGACCACGCTTCTCCAACTGGCGGCAAACCTCGAGGCTGCGGTCGACGCCGCGAGAACCGCGGAAACGGCGAACCACTCGTCGGAAAGCCGGCTGTTCGTCGCTCGCGTGAAGTTTCTCCGCGCGATCGGCGCCAAGGTTCAACCCGTCGCGGATTTGTTGATCGCGCGCGGCGCGGACGCGGTCGAGATCAAGGGAACGAACCTCTTTCTTGCGCGGGATGGAACGTGGCGCGGGAGGGCGCGTTTTACGGGCGCGACGTATCCACTCGACGACCAAGGCCTCGGGCAATCGCGCGTTTCCCCGCTCGAAGTCGTCGCCGGGCTGACCGAGGCGCTCCGCTCGCAAGCCAACGGCCGTTCGCGCGCTTGCGAGAAACTCGACCGGCTCTCGCGCGCGTTCGAGGCGCTTCTCGCAATCGCCGAGCTCTAGGAACGCCGCGCGCGCGCCTGTAGGCTCTCGGCGTGCCTTTCAATCGTCCCACCCTCGCCACGCTTCAAACGCAAGCCGAGGCCGATCTCGCGGGCCGATTGGGGCTCGGATCGTTGCTCCGTCGGAGCGTGCTCCGCGCGCTCGCGCGCATGGTCGCCGGCCTCGCGCACTTGCTCAACGGGCACCTTGTTTGGATCTCTCGGCAGTATTTCCCCGACACCGCGGACGACGCCGAGCTAACTCGGATCGCCGGTTTGTACGGGATCGCGCGCAAGGTCGCGACGCACGCCGCGGGAACGCTCGAGTTCTCCGGCTCCGAGGGTTCCGTGATCCCGCTCGGGACGTTGCTCCGTCGCGTGGACGGCGTCGAGTTCGCCACGCTCGCCGACGGCGTGATCGTCTCCGGCTCGGCCGAGATCGAAGCCGATGCGGTTGTCGCCGGCGACGCCGGCAACACGAGCGCCGGAGCCGGCGCGCTGACGCTCTCGCCGGCGCTCGCCGGGATTCTCCTCGAGGTCGAGGTTCTCGCGCCGGGCCTCACGGGCGGCACCGACGCCGAGACCGACGCCGAGCTCCGCGATCGCGTGGTCGCGCGCTTGCGCTCCGGCGCGCGCGGCGGATCGGCCGACGACTACGTCCGTTGGGCGCTCGAGGTTCCCGGCGTTTCGCGGGCTTGGGCGCTCCCGCTCCACATGGGACCCGGAACCGTCGGCGTTACGTTTTTCGTCTCGTCCGGTCTGTCGGCGCCGATCCCCGACGTCGATCAAATCGCGGCCGTCGACGCCTACATCGACGAGCGTCGACCGGTCACCGCAACGCCGACCGTGTTCGCTCCCGGCGTGCAAACCGTCGACGTCGAGGTCGCGATCGTTCCCGACACGGCCGCGACGCGCGCCGCGGTTACGGCCGCGCTGGTCGATTTCTTCGACCGTGTTTCCGACCCGTCGGGCGTCACGCTTTACCGGACCGACATCGAAGAAACGATCTCGACCGCGCCGGGAACAACGACGCACACACTCACCACGCCGGCGGCGAATGTTCCCGTCACGGCCGGATCGGTCGCCGTCCTCGGAACGCTCGATTTCCTATGACGGCCTCGCCGCAACTCGGCGCGATCCTCGAGCGTTTGGCGCCTCCCGGGCGGGCGTGGCCTCGCGGCGTTGCAACGACGGCGCGCGCCGTGCTCGAGGGCCTCGCGGGCCCGATGGCGGAAATCGAGCGACGCGCCGCGCAGCTGCTCGTCGAGCTCGACCCGCGCACCGCGGCCGAGCTGCTCCCGGACTTCGAACGAGTCCTCGGCCTCCCCGACCCGTGCACCGGCGGCGAACCGCAAACGATCGCCGAGCGCCGCGTTTGGGTCGTGCAACGCCTCACGGCCTCGGCCGGCGCGACGGCGGCGGAGATCATTCGCCTCGCGCTCGTGCTCGGCGTGGTCGTCACCGTCGAGGAGTTCCACGCTTTCGTGGCGGGCTCGTTCGCCGGCGAGACGTTGTCGGGCGGCGATTGGCTCCACACCGTTCGGATTCACGCGCCGCACGCGACCGGAACGTTTTTCCGCGTTGGAACGTCCGGCGCCGGCGACCGGCTGTTTTCGAGCGCGCGCGATCAACTCGCGTGTTTGCTCGAGGCGACGGTTCCCGCGCACGTCGTTCCTCTCGTCGTGTTCGACGTTCCGGCCGACCCGTCCTACCAACCGTGGGCGCCGGCGATTTGGTCGCCGACCCCGGCCGTTGCGACGCCTTCCCCGTCTCTCCCCACAATCGAGGGCTGATCAATGCACCGCATCGACGGGCCCGGCAATCTCGCCGGGCAATTCACCGAAGGCGACCCGCAACTCGGCGACCCGCCGACCAAGGTTACCGGCGACTGGCTCAACGACATCCAAGGCAACGTCGCGACCGCGATCGAGGCGCAGGGGATCACGTTAGTAAAGGGCGCGTTCGGACAACTGGCCCAAGCTATTCGCCTCGCGGCGAGCGGTCGCCAAGCCTATCGGAACGTCCTCGTCAACGGCTCGTTTGAGATCCACCAACGCACCGTGACCGGCGGGCAATCGAACACGACGGTTCCGGGCCCGTGGGTCGCCGACCGCTGGTTCCTCGACTACGACGCCGGCGTACAAGTCACGGGCACGCCGTTCTCGAACACCGACTCGACGCCGGCGACCGACAATTTTCCGCACGCCTCGGCGCGCGGCGGTCTCGCGCTGACGAATCCCCTCACGGGCGCCGCGACCGTTCGCCGGTTGCGCCAACGGATCGAGGACGTTCGAACCCTCTCGGGCCGGCCGGCGACGCTCTCGTTTTGGGCGAAGGTCAAGGGCACGTCGGGCACCGCGAAGGATGTCACGATCACGCCGAGCGTTCGGCAGTACCACGGACCCGCCGGGAACGCCGACGTTACGACGACGTTCGCTCCGGTCGTCGTGCTCAAACCGGCCGGCGTGCTCGAGGGCGAATGGGTCCAATACGCGGGAACGATCACGGTTCCCCCGTTCGAGGCGATCGGCGCGTCCGCTGGTTTTCCGAACGTCGACTATTCCGCGCCGTTCAATGTCGATGTCGAGCACTACCTCGAACTCCGGCTCGACCTCTCCGCTGGCGCCGGCGACCCTCCGGGCGAACTGCGCATCGTCGACGTGCAACTCGAGGACGGTCCGGTCGCGACACAATTCGAGGTCCGGCCGTTCCCGGTCGAGCTCGCGCTTTGCCAACGCTATTTCGAGGCGTCTTGGGGACCGTTCGGCGGCGCGGACTATTTCGAAGGCTACGGCGCGCCGCTCTACATCGGCGCCGCGCGCGGGCGCGCCGCGGGAACTCGCGCGTTCTGCCTCAACACGCGGTTTCGAGTCGCGAAGGCAAAAACGCCGGTCGTGACGTGGTTCAACCCGGAGACGAACAACCGCGACGAGATCCGTTGGGGCGCGGCAGACGTTGCGGTTACGGCCGAGGCCGATCAATGGGTCGAGGCGACGGGCGACCCGACGGTCGGAAGCTCCCAAGCCGAGGGCGACGTGTTCGGGCAATGGATGGCTGAGGCGGAGCTCTAGAAATGGGCGCAACTTTTCACCCCGTCGCGGACACTAACGGGAACGTCGCGGACAAACCCGACCAACCGGACCCTTCACCTTTGCGCACAATCGGACCCGGCTCGAGCGTTTCGATCGGGCTGCTCGCGGGCCTTGTCTCGTTCCTCGCGCAACTCATCGTCGGCGCTTTTTGGTTCGGCGGTCGGCTCGAGTCTCAACGCCGAGAAATCCTCGACGAGGTCGGGCGGTCGTACGTTTCGAAGGAAGTCTCCGAAACACGTTGGGGCGCGACGACCGCGACCACTAACGCCGAGCTCGCGATCATTCGCCGGGACCTCGGCGATTTGCGCGCGATCGCGGCCGAAATCCCCCGGATCTCGGCCAAGCTCGAAACACTACAACAAAGGTAGGCTCGCCGTGGACGTTCGCCGATTTGCGGTTTGGATCTCGCTCGCCGCGATTTTCGGAATCGCCGTGGTTTGCTCGCAACTCGCGGTTTTGTCGTCTGAGGTTTCGGCGTTGCGCGAACCGCTCGACGTGCTTTCGCGGGCCGTCGAACCGCAAACGACGGCGACGACGTGGAAAACACGCGACGGGCAGATTGTGCTTTTGACGACGCGCCGCGAGCGCGAGTCGGTTCGGGAATGGATCGAACGACACGCGATTTCGATCGAACAAGCTCAACTCGTCGCACCCGACACGGAACCCCGCCGATGATGCGTTTCGCGATTCCTCTCGCTCGCGCGCTGGCGATCGGAGCCGGCGTCCACGTTGTCGCGGCCGCTCGAGGAAGTCTCGACCCGTTGCAATCGTTACGCTTTGCATCGATCGCGTGTTTCGCCGCGCTTGCGGTCGACGCGATCGCGTTTCTCGTGCGCAAAATTTGGAGGGCTACGACCATGACGACAACGACGAGTAACCTCGTTTGCGACGGCGTGACACTCGACCCGGTCACGACGACGTCACCGGCGGGAACGCCGGCGGCGCAACACTTCCGCGACCACGCGAACAACGTTTGTGAGGCGCTCGCCGCGGCCGGCTGTTCGTGCGACGAACTCGAGTCGGACAAAGCCGAGGCGTGATGATCCGGCCCGGAGTCAAAACGACGGAGTTTTGGAGCGGCGCGGCGGTTTCCGGCGCGCTGCTCGTGCTCGCGTTCGACGAGGCGGCGCCGTCGATCGTTCGTTTCGCGGCCGCGTTCTCCGCGGCGATCGCGAGCGTCGGCTACGCTCGCGCACGTTCGCGGTCGAAACGCCAAACGCTCAAAGATCCGAACGGCCGATCGATTCGCGAGGGGAACTGAAATGGTGCACGTGTACGGGAACGCGCGCGCGCTCGCGTGGAAAGCCGGAATCGATCTCGAGACCGACACGCTCGAGGTTCTGCTTTTCGGCGTCGATGCGACTTGCGGCGCGGATCTCGACGCCGAGTTCCTCGACGACTTCGCGGACCTCGACGAGATCGTCGTCGGAGGCTACTCGCGCCAAACGCTCACGAGCGCGGCGGTTGTCGACGACGGCGCCGGGAACGTCACGCTCGAGGCCGACGACGTCGATTTCGGAACGCTCTCCCCGTCGTCGCAACTCATCGCCGGCGCGCTCGTGTTCGTTTCGAACGGATCGGCGGCGACCGACGTTCCCGTCGCGTTGCTCGACGCGAGCGAAGTCGCTTCGATTGCGCTCCCCTACCAACCGACCGGAAGCGTGTTCCGGATCGTTTGGCCTTCGGGCGTGGTTTTGCGGCTCTAGGATCGCGCGGCCGTTGTGGGTAACCTCGCGCCGGAGACACTATGGCCGAACGATCCCCGTGGTTTATCGACGAGAGCGGGCCCGCACCCGTTCTGACGGAGTTCCCGGCCGCGGACACCGTTCCGGCCTCGAACCTCCCGCTCGCGACGACGTCGGTTCGAGGCGCGATCGCTCCCGCCGACCGAACCGCGCTCGACAACCTCGCGAGCACGATCGCAACGGCCGTCGGCGCCGAGGCGACGACGCGCGCCGCGGCCGACACGGCGCTCGACGGCCGGCTCGACACGGTCGAGGCGACCGTCGCGGCGCTCGACCCGCTCGGCGAGCAAAACGAGGCCTCGAACCTCACCACGGCGGCGCCGAACACGCCGGCGGAAGAGTTCGGGCTGTTCAAGCAACGCAACGCCGGAAGCGGCGCGCTCGAGCTGCGCGCGGTCCACGTCGGCGCCGGCCTCGAGGCCTCGCTCGTCGGCGACTCGATCCGCGTCGCTCGTCGTCCGTCAATTTGGACGCCTCCGACGTCGCTCTCCCGCCGCGGGCTCGGATACCGGGACGTCCGGCGCCAAGGCGTTCGAACCGCCGGCGCGCAAGGCGACACGACCGGGCTCGCCGACAACCACGGGTCCGACCACCTTTACCCCTATATGTTGTGGGCCGGTCTCGACGTCAACGGGTTCCCGCACAACCGGCACAAACGCCTCGAGAGTTCGAACGCCGGCAACGACTCCGGCGAGCTCGGCTACGAATTCGGACACGACGTCGAGGCGGGCGACTTTCGCGACGGCCGCGGTTTGATCTTCCACGGACGCGGGTTTGCGCAAAACGTCGGGTTCGCGGACGCCTTTTGGGATTGGGTCGTCGAGATCAATCCGACCGTGGGCGACTTCGCCGGCGCGAACCGGCTGCGGATGGTCTCGCCGGAGTTCGACGACGTTTGGGCGGGAACGTATTTGTTCGACTACCGCGTCGAGCTCCGCTCCGAAGGCCTTGCGAGCTATTCGGTCGTCGGGACGTGGCGCATTTTCAACCCGAACGGGACGGTTCGGCGAACGTGGACGATCGGCCTCGGAACAACGACGGGTTTCGATTTCCTCGCGGCCGCGGCTCGGATCCAACTCCGCTGGCGCGTCGACCGCGCGCTCGCGACGCGCCTCGACACGTTCGACAACACGAACCAAGGCGACAACCAAGGGGCGAATCTGCTCCGCTGTTCCGTCCGGACTTACGCTCTCGATTGGGACGGGTTCCCGAAGGACTGAGACTTTGCCTCTCTACGCAACTTACGACCTGACGACCGCGTCCCGCGTGATCCGCTGGCGCTCGCGTGGTCGTTATCACTACGCGGCCGTTTGGGATCCGCCGGTCGCGTTCACGGGCGCTCGAGGCGTCGCACTTCGGAAACACGGCGGCAAACGACACAACCCGCGCGACCTCACGCTCGGCGGGAACACGACCGCGCAAATGTTTACCGACGACCTCGGCGCTTATGTCGTGACCTACGATTGCGACCCGGGCGGGCTTTGGCGCGGCGACGCCGAGGAGATCGACCTCGAGTTCGCCGACGAATCGCCGGCCTCCGACGCGCTGTTCGCGATGCTCGTCCGCGCGCACTGCACCGACCCGTGGCTTGTCGGAACGACGCGAACAATCGACCCCTCGCCGGCGCGTTGGGCGGCGTTCGGCGAGTCGAGCGGCGCTTACGACGTGATCCGGTCGCAACTGATCCCGCTCGGCGGGTTCGGCGATCTCGCGGCGCGCGAGAGTCTGCGCGGCGGTCGGAAATATCGGTTCGACCCCGACCACCGTTGCGGTCACTTGTTTTTGTTCATCGGCCAAAACCGGCTTTCGTCGTTCAACGAGTACGTTACGAACGACGCCGGCGCGACGGACTACGTCGCCGAAAACTCCGGCGGCTCGAACCTCGCCGGCGCGTCCGTTCTGCGCGTTGTCGGCGATGTCGTCGCGCTCCGACGGGCGAATCGCCTTCGCGTGCTCACGACGACCGCGGCGACGACGGTTGGGGCAAACCTCGCCGGCGCGACGACCGTAACGGTTTCCGCGGCGTTCCCGGTTTTGCGAACGGGAACGTGGGTCGTGATCAACGGCGGAACGTTCAACGTTGTGGCGGACTACGCGGGCGGCGCGGGTTCGCTTTCGATCTTCCCCGCGCTCGCGAGCGACGTTGCCAACGGTTCGCCGATCGACGTTCGATTCGACGTTGCGGTTACGGCCGACGTCGCGGCGCCGGGATCGATCGCGACGGTTCTCGACGTCCCGATTTGGCCGACGCTCCCGGTTGCGATCACCGCGGGTTCGACCGTGGAACTCCAGCATTTCACTATGGAGGACTACGGCGAACCCGGTTGGGCGTCCGGTTATCTTTTCTCCGGAAACTCCGGCTACACCTGGCGAACGTTCCCGTTCGACGTCAAGCGCGAGGCCGACGCCGACTTTTTGTTGACCGGCAACAATCCGCGCGCGAAGGAACTCAACGTCCTAATTGCGGGCCCGCCGGGCGATTCTCTCTGGCGAATCGACTCGCTCACCGACCCGATTTCGTTCCGCGTTCGGCACGCTCTCACGCCGGCGATTCTCGCGGAGCGCATGGGTTTGCACGATACCGGCGACATGGCCGAGCTCGCCTTCCAACTCGACGCGGCGGGCGCGCGCGTCGCCGCGTACCTCGGCGATCGGCAGAACAACCCCGGCGGAACAAACGTCGCGATTCCGTGGCTGCTCGGCCGCAACGCCGCGTTTTCTCCGGCCGTGCTTCAATCGTTTCTCACGTCGCCGAGCGCACTCGGCGGAGCGTTCTCCTAATGGCCGACGCCGCTCGACAACTTGCGCTCGCTCAATACTTGCTCGAGGGCGACAACCCGGAGGGGATTCGCCTCGGCCGTGCACTGTCGCGCAAACTCGGCGGAACGGGCTTCTCCGTTACGACGCTCGCCGAACTGCAAACCGAGCTCGGCCGAGGCGCCGCGAGCGGGTTCGCGCCGCTCGACTCTGGTCTCCTCGTTCCGCGGGCGAACCTCCCCGTTCTGACGGCCGCGACGAACACGGCCGGCGGCGTCGCCGGCACCGCGGGCGCGGCTCCGGGCGCGCCGATCAATTCGCACCTTCGGCCGTTGCGAGGGGATGCGAGCTATCTCAACGAACTCGAGCTCGAGAAAATCTTCGGCGCGGCGAACCTGACAAACTTCGCCGTCAAAATCTCGTCGTTCGACGACTCCGCGAACCACCTGCATTTCGTCGGGCGTGGGAGCACGACGTACAACGCTCGAATTGCAACGGGTTCGACCGTCGACGTCGACGTCGACTTGCGCATCGATCCGAAGGGCGCCGGTTTGCTCACGTTGCGCGGCGACCCCGTCGAAACGTTGATTCGCGGCGGCCGGCGCCTCGTGCACACTCCCGGCTCGACGGTTTGGCACTCGATCGGACTTTCGACGGAGCCGGAGCTCGACGCGCTCGCGGCGCTCACGAGCGCGGCCGACACGGTCCCTTATTACACCGGCGCAGGAACCGCGGCGCTCGCGACGCTCACGGCTGCGGCGCGAACGTTCCTCGCGGCCGCCGACGCCGCGGCGCAACGGGCGGCGATGGGTCTCCCCGTTGTTTATCGCGCGGCCGGCGCCGATGTCGCCGTGAACTCGACGAGCGACGTCGTGATCGCAACGCACAACGTTGCGAGCGTCGCGGCCGGAGATCAAATCACCGTCGAGGGGCACTTCACCCTTGCGAACAATTCGACGGGATCTCGCACGTACGTTTTGACGCTCGATTTCGACGGGCTGTTCGATTGCGAGATCACCACGGCGGCGATGGTGAACTCCGCGACGTCTCACCGACCGTTCTACTTTCGCGGCGTTCTCGACGTTAGAAGCTCATCTCTCGCGTATATGGTTTGGGAACTCGAGGGGCACCTCGCTGGCGGAATCGACGGCGGAACCGACGTTACGACGGTTCAAACACACTTGCGCGGCATGACGTGGGGCACGACTGCATCGGACGCGACGGGCACCTGCACTGTTTCGTTGTCGGCTCGATCGGACGACACGGCCGCGACCCAAACTCTCCGGCTCCACCAATTCCGCGTGACGAAAGAAACACCGTGAACGCATCGACTCGCGGTTCTGAGGGTTCCTAAAAATGGGCCTCATCGAGTACGGAACGAAAACCGCCTATCCCGGGATCGGCGTCGCGAACGCGCGCGGTTCCTACGTGAACTACCAATACGCGGCCGGGATCGGAAACCTCGCCGGTCTCGTGCTCGAGAACATCGGTCGCCGGCAATGGAATACGGCCGTGATCGTCACGCTCGAGTTTCAAGGCCTGGTTTCGAACCGCGTTTGGCTCGGGCTTTTCAACGGGAACCCGCACCTATTTGGCGGCGTCGCTGC